CGCAGTTGCAATTGGCGCAGACAGCGCCGATGATGCACAACATGTACGAGGCGTACTACCGTGTGTATGCGGCGATGAACGTCAGAGACATTGATGGCATCTTGAGACCGCAGAATACGCAGATGCCGAAGGACCCAGCGCAGGAAAACGCGGATGTATTGGATCAGATGGAGCTAAAGGCGTTCTCTGGTCAGCAGCATGACGCGCATATCTTGTCGCATTTGATCATGGGCATGTCGCCGATGCTGCAGGCGAACCCGCAGGCAGCGATGACGCTGCAGAAGCACATTTTGGATCACGTGCGCAAGAAGGCGGAGGAGATTGTCGAGGCGCAGTTGTTCTCGGAGTATGGTGCGGACCCTGATCGGATGGTGTCGCCGATCCAGAAAGAGGGCATGATTGCATTGGAAGTTGCTAAGGCCATGATGGAGCTGCGTGGCATTCAAGCGCAGCTGTCTGGTGAGGGTCCTGACCCTGTGGTGCAGCTGAAGCAGGCAGAAATCCAGCAACGTGCACAGGCGGACAGCCAGCGTATCCAGATTGAGGGTGCGAAGTTAGAAGTAGAGAAGCAAAAGGCAGCGGAGGTGCAGCGCGCTAACATGGCACGTGTGCAGTCGCAGGAAAATATTGCGATGTTACGAGCGGATGTGGCGCGAGAGCGTCTTAACCAAGTCAGTCAACAGCAAGGAGCACAAAATGCCTCTTAAAAAGGGTTCTAGCCAGAAGACGATCTCGGGCAATATCAGCGAGATGATGGGTGCATTTAAGAAAAGTGGCTCGATAGGCACGAGTAAGCCCAAGAGCAAGAAGGCAGCGAACAAACAGGCGGTTGCGATTGCTTTGTCTACTGCTGGCAAGTCGAATAAAAAGGCTAAGGGCGGTGCGATGAAGGGTGTGCAGGGCCCTGCGATGATTGTGAAGAAAAGAGACGGGAATAACCCGGTTAAGATTTATTGATTTTCAAGCTTTCCAGACGGTAGCTTAGAACCGTCTGCTCTCATGGAGATTTACCATGCTGGAATTTGCGGAAGCAGTTCTAAAGGACCTGCGAACACTGAGGTCTGACACTGAAGCTATGGTGTTGAATGGCTCGGTGACTTCTATGGAGCGGTATCGTTTCCTGATGGGCCGTCTGGAAGGCTTGAACTTGGTTGAGGACGTTATGAAAGAACGCCTCAAGAAGTTTAGTGAGATGGACTAACCCCTAAGGAGGACTGCATGGAAGCCGTAGAAGAGAAGCAAGACAACTTGACTGCTTTGGAGCGCAAGTGGTTGGAGCAGCAACAGAATAGGGCCCCAACCATCGACGATGTCTTCAACGATGAAGGCCAGTTGGACGAGGTGAAGTTGAACGAGAGCGTTCGCGACCATCTCCCGCGTCCGACGGGCTGGCGTATTTCTCTTTTGCCTTATCGCGGGGCCCGAGTGACGAAGGGCGGCATTGCGATTGCAGAGGAGACGCAGAAAAAGACGCAACTGGCGACTACCTGTGCCTATGTGCTTGAGGTAGGTCCGTTGGCGTACTGCGACGAGAGCAAGTTTCCAGACGGCCCGTGGTGCAAGCCGGGGGATTGGATTGTTTTCGGTCGCTATGCGGGTTCGCGCATTCCGATTGAGGGCGGCGAGATACGCCTTATCAACGATGACGAGGTTTTGGCGACGATTGCCAATCCCGAAGACATTGTCCACATGCTCTAAAGGAGAAACACATGTCAAATGAACAACTAGAGTTCAGTATTGGCGACGACGAGAGTCCAGCCACGATTGAAATGAACGAAGATGGCTCTGATGCTGTCTTGGCGGACGCTCCGCAGGCCCCAGAGGTAGAACTTGAGCCGCCGCAGCAGTCGCAGGAGCAGAAGCAACACGCCAAGGACTTGGATGAGTACAGTTCCGGTGTTCGTAAGCGCATTGAGAAGCTGACAGCGCGTTTACGAGAGACGGAGCGTCGCGAACAGGCAGCGATTGAGTACGCCAAGAACGTCCAGCAACGGGCAACGCAGTTGGAGCAGCAATTCCGTCACACGGATGCGGAACGACTGAACGAAGCCAAGGGTCGGATGGATACTCAGATCGCTGCGTTAAAGCAGGTGATCCGTCAGGCCCGTGAAGAAGGCGATTTTGACACGGAGACTGAGGCGCAAGAGCGTTTGACAGCGATCATGATGGATCAGCGGCAGGTGCAACAGGCTGCAGCCCAGCGTGAACAGCAGGAACAGCTTGCGGCGTATCAGGCCCAGCAGCGACAGGCTTTGCAACAGCAGCAACCCGCCCAGCAACAGGCGTCTGAGCCTGATCCTCGTGCTGAGGAGTGGGCGGAGCAGAACCCGTGGTTCGGTGCTGATGTGCCGATGACACATGCCGTGTTTGGTATCCATGCTCAGTTGGTCAATAAGGAACGATTTGACCCCCAGAGCGAGGAGTATTATGATGAACTGGACAGGCGTATCCGCGAAGCGTTCCCTCACAAGTTCCAAGAAGGAAACGCGTCGTCTGCGCCCCAAAAACAACAGAGAGTACGGTCCGCGCATTCCGTTGCTCCTGCAACCCGCTCGTCGGGAGTTAATACAGCGCGCCGCAGCGTGAAACTGACCCCAAGTCAGGTAGCGATTGCCAAAAAACTTGGTGTTCCGTTAGAGGAATACGCCAAATACGTTAAGGAGTAAGACCATGGATAAGATTGACGTGCCTTCATTAAATCGTAAGTCGCGGGAAGCCGAAAGCCGTACCGCAACTGCGCGCCGCAAACCGTGGGCTCCTCCTTCGAAGCTGGATGCGCCTCCTGCTCCTCCGGGCTATAAGCATCGTTGGATCAGAGCGGAAGCAAACGGATACGATGACCGTATTAACGTGGCTTCTCGCCTGCGTGAGGGATATGAGTTGGTACGTGCCGACGAGTACCCTGACTTTCTTGGCACTCCGATGGATAGCAACCGACACGCCGGGGTTCTCGGTGTGGGAAGTTTGCTTTTAGCACGAATTCCTGAGGAGACGGTAGCAGAGCGCAATGCGTATTACAGCTCACGGTCCCGAGACCAAATGCAAGCTGTTGACAACGACTTGATGAAATCAAATGCGCATGACAGCATGCGTATCACCAAGCCGTCCCGTCAGTCCCGAACAGTCTTCGGAAGTCCGAAGGCTGACGAGTAAACTTTTTTAAGGAATAGACAAATGGCAAACGTCGATAAAGCCTTTGGTCTTCGTCCTCTTGGCAACTTGTCTGCTACTGGTGCACAGAAGCAGTACAGCTACGTCATTCAGGACAACCAAGCAGGCGCTATCTATCAGGGTGACCTAGTCACTCTTGTTGGTGGCTATCTTGTTAAGTACGTTAGTGGCACTCACGCCACTGCAGTTGGCGTATTTAACGGTTGCAACTACATTGATCCAACCACCGGTAAGCCGACTTGGAAGCAGTACTATCCGGGTTCGGTGAACATCACTTCGGGCCAGATTCTGGCGGAAGTGCTTGACGATCCTAATCAACTGTTCCTAGTTCAGGCTGATGAAGACATCGTCCAAGCAGATATTGGTCAGAACGCTGCTGTTACTGCTACGGCAGGCAGCAACATCACTGGTCTGTCTGCGATGGAACTGGATTCGTCCACTATCCTGACTACTAACACACTGGTCCTAAAGATTGTTGGTCTGTACAACGCACCCAACAACTCCTTAGGTGAAAACTTCACCCAAGTCGTCGTAAAGATCAATGCGCATCAGTACGGCAGCATTGGTGTTGCTGGCCTGACCTAATAGGAGCTAAATCATGGCTATTTCACGCGCACAACTAGTTAAAGAGTTGGAGCCCGGCCTGAACGCCCTGTTCGGCCTTGAGTACAAAAACTATGAGCAAGAGCATCTGCAGATTTACGACGTTGAGTCGTCAGATCGTGCATTTGAAGAGGAAGTCATGCTGTCTGGCTTCGGTGAGGCTCCGGTCAAAACCGAAGGTGCTGGCTTGGCATACGACACCGCTCAGGAAGTCTTTACCGCTCGCTACACCCACGAGACGATTGCTCTGGCATTCTCTCTGACGGAAGAAGCGGTGGAAGATAACTTGTACGACCGTTTGGCTCGTCGTTACACCCTCGCTCTGGCCCGTTCGATGGCAACTACCAAGCAGATCAAGGCCGCTTCGGTCTTGAACGGCGCTTTCACCACCTCGATTGGTGGCGACGGCGTTGCTCTGTGCTCGACGGATCACCCTATCATTGGTGGCCCAGACCAGAAAAACGAACTGGCAACCGCTGCTGACCTTTCCGAGACTTCTTTGGAACAGGCCATCATCGACATCCAGTCGTTGGTTGACGAGCGCAACCTGAAGATCGCAATCCAAGGCCTGAAGCTGATCATCCCGAAAGAGCTTCAGTTCACTGCGGATCGCATCATGAAGTCCACTCTGCGTGTTGGCACTGCCGACAACGACATCAACGCCCTGAAGAACATGGGCATGATTCCGCAGGGCTACACTGTCAACCACTACCTGACCGATCCGGACGCATGGTTCGTTAAGACCGACGCTCCGAACGGCATGAAGATGTTTGAACGTGTAAACATGAAGACCGCCTTTGAAGGTGATTTCGAAACTGGCAACATGCGCTACAAGGCGCGTGAGCGTTACAGCTTCGGCTTCTCCGATTGGCGCGGTATCTTCGGCTCGCCCGGCGCGGCCTAAGAGAAAAAGGGGAGCTTCGGCTCCCCTTTTTTTTAGTCGTAAAATGGCAAGAACTAGATGAAAAGGAGTTGTTTATGCCATACAAGCATGATGTATGCGGCATTTACAAGATAGTTAACGCTGCGACAGGGCAGTGCTATGTCGGCCAGTCGCAACGGGTTAAAAAACGATTAAGGGAACACTTCAGGCTGTTACGAAATAACAAACACCCCAACTCTCACTTGCAAAACGCGTTTAACAAATACGGTCTCTCTAGTTTTTATGGGTCTATTGAAATAGAGTGTAAGGACTTGAGCGAGTTGGACCAGTTGGAAGAAGCCTTCTTAAAAAATGATGCGTGGTTTGAAGAAAAGACGGTCTACAATGTTGCAGACTTTGCCAAGGCTCCGATGCGTGGTAAAACGCATAGTGAAGAGGTAAGGGAAAAAATACGGCTGGGCAGGCGGGCTTCGACCTTTGATTACAAAAGCCCGGAATACCGAAAAACGCTGTCAGAAGCACAAATGGCAAGGCTTCAGCAAGACCCGAAATTCGTTGCAAAGCTGGGTTTTATTCTAAATAATCCAGAAATGTCTTACGCAGAACGTGCAAGACAACTTGGCGCAGACATCAGTTCTGTTCGAAAGCTTGCTATTAAGTATCAACATTTAAGAGGAACCATATAATGGCTCAGACACGCTTCTCAGGCCCAGTCGCATCTGACAACGGCTTCATCGGGGGCATCGGTGGAACATTTACCGCCGTACTCAAAACCTCGGCAACCATCGATTTCACCTCCCTTTCGGCTAACACCACAGCGGATTCCGCAAACATTACCGTGACCGGTGCTGCTGTAGGCGACCCTGTGATTGTTGGTGTTCCCGCAACGATTGCAGCTGGTCTTGTAATCACTGGTTACGTTTCTGCCACCGATACCGTCAAGGTTCGTGCGGCTAACGTCACTGCATCGCCTATTGATCCGGCTTCCGGTACGTATACGGTCACAGTGATCAAAGCAACCGCCTAATAGGGGGGTCTCATGAGCTTTGCAAGTGATATCTCGGCGGTAACGAAGACAACTTCGGATGACGCCATTAGCGGCAGGACACGTGTTCAAGGGGTGTACTACACCTGCAGTAACACTGCGTCGTCGTTTTCGCTAAAGAACGGAAGCACAAGTGGCGGTACGGCGTTGATCACGATTAACACTCCTGCTGCGGCAGGTGCAGTTGATTTGATCTTCCCAGACGACGGTATTCTTTTTTCAAGCGGCGTCTTTATTGACCTCGCAGATGCCGAAGTAAAAAGCGTCACGTTGTTGTTTGTGGGCGGCGCAGCTGTCTAACGATGGCGACGAAAAAGTCCAAAGGAATGGGCATTGCTACTTCGGTGAAGTCGGGGAATTTTCGATCCACCAAGTCTGGAGCGGGCATGACGAAGCAAGGTGTTGCTGCTTATCGTCGTGCTAATCCGGGCAGCAAGCTCCAAACCGCTGTGACTGAAAGTAATCCATCGGGGGCGCGCGCGAAGCGTCGTAAGTCGTTTTGCGCACGTTCTGAGGGGCAGATGAAGATGTACCCAGAGGCAGCAAAGGACCCAAACAGCCGTATCCGCCAAGCGCGGCGTCGGTGGAAATGTTGAGGAGTATGCGGTGCAGCTAGTAGAGATTTGGAGTGCAGCATTAACGCTTCTTGTGGGTGTACTGGGTTACATCATGCATGAGAAGTTTAGTGAGCTTGCGCGCATCACAATTTTGCTTAATCGCACTCGCGAGGAGATTGCTCGCGATACTGTGACAAAGGCAGAAGTAGATAAGATTACTGAGCATATCGACCAGCGATTCAATCGTCTGGAAGAGAAGATTGATCGTTTAATAGAACGTCGATAGGAGGTCAAAATGTTGTCGAAAAAGATTGCGCAAGCAGTATCTAACGCTGTAAAGGGTAGACAAGGGGCAGACGCTCGCCCACGTCGTGGCATGAGCCTGATTGCCGATTTAGTGGCATCAAAGATTGCTAAGGGCAATGCTATGAAAAAAGGCGGCGCAGTAAAGAAGTCTTCTGACGCTATGGGTCGTGCTGTTAAGCGTAAAACTGCGGACGTAAAAGGCCGCGCTATGAAGAAAGGAAAGTAATCATGGCTGGACGTGGAATGGGTGCCGCTACCAAAGGCGGCGGTGCAGTAGA